GTTCTTTCTAATATTTTAGCCCAATTATTTAACCAGCTTTTCATACAATAGACTACGGACATCTTTGGATTCCCAACAATAATGTCTTTATACTTCTCATCTACGAAGATATCTATTTCTGGGTCTTTGTATTCTTTATGTATTCCGTCGATTAAATTGTGAATAAGAACGACATCTCCAAGCGTCTTGGTCAAGACGAGCATTACTTTACATGGTCTTATTGTTCGCATTCGGCACCTCCGATAACTCTCATTATCTCAAGTGCTGCATTATGCCAATGTAAATCTTTAGCTATTTTGGCATTGTGCTCACCCATTGTTTTGTATTCTTCTTGGTTATTAAATACTTCTCTTAACGCTTTTCTTATATCCTTATTATTAATCTTAGCCCACTTATGATTCAATGCATGAGGACATTTCTTAATAAACTCAATATTATCAATGACTTCTTCCGTTGCCGGTATCTTTATACCATTAAATGGCAACTCAGATAGTGTGCTCCAGTCAGTAGCGATGATTGGTTTACCACAAGCCATAGCTTCTAAGACAGGTAATCCTAATCCTTCGCCTTTGCTTGGCAATACAAAGCAATCACAAGCCTTATATAAAGCAACCATGTCTTCTACTTGAATTTTATCTAAGAAGATAAGAATTTTAGGAGGGTTTGTTTTCCCAAGATCATTGACATATCTCTGTATGCCGTCTTTTAATGCTTCCTGATTACGTTTCGTAAACCCTCCAAAATGAGTTTTTAATATTAACGTAACATCATCGCTTGAATCGAACTCTTCTACATAAGCCTTCATAAGACCTTCGAAGTTCTTTCTTTCAACAAAGTCTCCGTTGCAAAGGAATGTATATCCCTTCTTGTTTAAGATGTTTGCTGCAGGTGCGTCTTCCTTGAACTCCTTAGATACTCCATAAGGCAATACATGAACGTTATCTAATTCTTTCCAGCAATTTTTATTAAAATTACTAAAAGTAAATACTTTCTCCATCTTCTTAAGACCATCTATCCAAGGCTTAGGAAGCTTATTAGTTTCAAACAATGTATAACAATACTTTTTTGTTTCAGGTGTAATCAATTTCAATATAGCTTCTTGATCTTTTTGATGCATTATACAAGGCGTTCCTTCTGGAACTTTATTATGAATCATTCTCTTAAATCTGCTTTGAACATCAAGAGGTAATTGAATCATTTCTCTATTCCATCCAGATGCAGGTTGAAGTCTTATTTTAACTCCAATCTTATCTAGTGCTAATAACAGCTCTCTTGTGATTACTTCATAACCTGATTGTCCGCAGAACGGACCATGCCAAATTAAGTTATTCATCATGACACCTCCGCTAAGATTAAAGGTTTTTTAGTAGGATAAGTTAAGTCTTTAAAATACTCATCCCATTGAATGCCTATGTCTTTCCAGTCGTATTGTATGGCAAACTCATACGCCTTCTTTGACATATCTTTTCTTAGCTCTGCGTCTTTATAAATCTCAACACATTTATCTACTATATCATCAACATCTGGCATCGGTCTTTCTGTTAAATATAATCCAGTTGCATAGTTTTTTACTTTTACTAATAGCGCTCTTCCATTTGCTCCGAGTTCAGCCGGTGCAGAGTGGTCTATTAATATGCTTGGTTTTCTACAAGCCATGTTCTCAATAATAGGTAATCCGAATCCTTCTCCACCCAATGAAATGAGGCAATTGGAAGCATTGTATAATTGATTTAATACTTTATCCGGTACCATTGACATCGGATTTTCACTTCTAGCTATCGTATCAAAGAACACTATACTTTTTGTTTTATCAAGTCCAAATGTATCAATCATGTCATCCATATTATAACCAGAATGATCGTAGAAATAAGTATGTGGCCATAATACAGCATTGGGACATAAGTTATCATCTTGGATGATCTTCCATGCCTTAAATACTTCTGACCAATTCTTTCTTCCTTGGTTTCTCGCTACAATTAAGAATACAAATTTATCTTTTACTATAAATTGTTCTCTAACCTTTTCTATTGATTGTTCCGGTAAAGGATAATAAGTATCTGTCTTAACGCCATGATAAATCATACTTAATCTATCTACTATATTAGGAAATGATTTTAACAATACATTCTTTCCGTATTGGGTATAAGCAACAACCTTATCCATATCATTAATAACTTTATCCCAGAAAACAGGCAATGTTCCATTGACAGTATGACCATCAACGGCAACATATCCAATCCATTGAAATAAATCTCTAGTTCTGCACTTGCGCTTATCAGCGATATAGCTATACATCCAAGGGTCTCCGATAGTTAAGACATAATCTGGTCTCTCTGCTACGATAGCTCTATCAAAGACATCTTCTCCGTAATGCTTGTTCTCACTTGGTATTAATTTAAACGGCCACTTCTGTGTATCTGGTGCATCTCTATACCATCCAATATAAACAACTTCGTGTCCAGCTTCACATAATCCTAAAGCAATCTCTCGACCTACTCTAGCCATTCCAGTTTGAATATTTGGTGAATCCGTTTGAATAAGTATTTTCATTATTCCTCCTTTTGCCATTGTCAAGAGCTTATAAAGACTCTCCGGCATTCGACCGATATGGTCGCTATTATTAAATATATATTATCTCCGTATGGAGTTGTAACGTAATTAGGAACGCTTAGCTGAGCAGGAGCACTTAGATAATCATCGAACTTTTGATTTCGTATTACATCTTCTATATCTTCAACCAACTCAAGCATCTTTGTAACTTCGTCTTCTTGAACTGTATATTTTATAGCACAATATAAATCGACCATATGAACAACATTTCTTTTACCTGTTGTTATCCATGATTCATTTGATGAGATTGGAGCTATACCTATAAACGGCATCTGGTCATTTCTTAAAGGTGGAATAGAATTAGGAGCAACCTTTTGAATAGCTTGTTCTGGAACATTAATAGTTCCGTCTGTTCTTTTGCCTTCTAAATATGTTTTAATTTTAGTAATAAGTGTATTCATATTATCCTTTAAACATTACTGCTTTATTAAATGAATCTTTAACGTGGTCTTTGAATATCCTATTAATAGTCTTCTTATCTGACTCTTGGAACATTAGAAACTTTCTTTTAGGTATGTCTTTCCTCGGTGCTCCAAATTGATGGAACTTTCCGTACTTAACATTTGTTCCTATTGATACAGAGAGAGGCATCTCTTTTATGGTCAAGCTTTGTTTCAATCTACCGGTATCTTGTAGTATCTTTCCACCACCTGCGCCTCGTCTAGCCTTTAGTGTGGCGGGTTTTAATGACTCCCATTTGTTAGGACGACCTTCATATCTAAAGTTCTTGTCAATACTTCCTAACATATAGACACCAGTCTTTTTAAGCGGAACGGTCATAACGTTCAGCTTGTTGTTGGCACTCTTCATGAATACCGATAATTCTTTTGCATTGCTATCGAACTCAACTTCTATCATTTTCTATCTCGTCTAGTAAATCGGAATCTGGTTCAGCATTTAAAGTCGGGTCAATATCAAATATTGGCGTATAACCGGACTTATTGTGATAAACTTTTGCACCTAAAGGATTATCTGATTCAGGTAGCTCAATACCACCGTCTGCAATATCATCTAATAGCTTTCTTGGTGTGTCGCATAAGTCTTCTCTCTTTGCTTTATCCAAAGGCTCATTGCCTAAGTTCTTAGCATTGATAACAAAGCATTGAGTTAGCTTATTTGATATCTCATAGATTAAAGCTGGTTCAGCGCCTGCTACCCAAGGAACAGCAGAGCCGTACTTATCTTTAAGCTTTCCGTTTATAACAGAATATGAATACCTTCGTCCACGCTCTATTAAGTCTCCACCTATCTGAGCTTCACCTTGATAGTTTGCATGGCTTGTTGGTAACCCACCATTTAAGTCGCTACGTACATCTCCGGAATTTCCATAATAAACGCTCATGTTATTCTCCTACCAAAGTATTTTCTTTTTCTTAAGTTTCTTATTACATAGCTTAAGCAATTTTGTTTTGTTATCACTTGTACCATATTTAATACCTGCTTTATCTAAAGCATTAACTAAATCTAAGCGAGTCATGTTTTTAAAATCTAAATCTTCTTCTTTTTTAACTTCTTCTTTAACTTCTATTGGCTGAGTAATAATCTCAGGCGCTTCATCTTGTAATTTAATCTGTTCAGCAACTTCTTTAACTAGCTTTTCTTTCTTTTGTTCTTTAATTGTTTCTTTAGCTATCTTGACTCCAGATAAAGGTATTCCTTCGGCTTCATCCATTCTGTCGAAGTTATCTTTTTCCCTAAAGAACTCTTCACACATATTTCCGCATGCACAAGGATTTGGAAAAGGTAGCTTATCGTATTCTCTCCCGCACTCTTGACATATATAAGTTTTCTTTTGCATTTATAATCTCCCGTCCGTCTTTATACTTCCGCCTTTTTTCATCATAGTCTTAGCGGAGCTTTCGGTAATTCCCATCATGCCAGCTACTGCCGCATGATTGAATCCTTTTGAACCTAACTCTTTTGCCATCTTCTCTTTTCGATAAGTCTCTTTATTTCCTTGACTTACTTTACTATATTGCTTTTTTGTTTCTCTCGACCATTGTCCGGTCATATCATTTTTCATAAAAATCTCCTTAGAATTGAGCGAGAGGAGGGTTAGTCCCCTCGCCCATTATACTGATTATGCTAAGACATTATCAATAAGATAGCCTGCGCCAGTGGCGACAAGTTTCTCGTCTTGAATAATGCTAGGCTGAATCATTTCACCATCTCGTGCATTATCGCGCCAAGCTTTAGTCTTAATACCACCGTTTACACGGAAAGTATATCCTAAAGATAGGGCATCGATAGATGCGTTTGGTTCGGAGAAGGCAACTAGAACGTCATCTGGCCAGATAGCTGAAAGGCTTGCTGTCTGTCCTGTTTTAGCTGTATCTTCACGAGCCATTGCTAGAATGGTTTTCAATCCAAAAAGTACAGGTGGCAATTCGCCGTTAACCAATAACTCTTGTCCACCGCTGCCTGTAATAGTATAGCGAATAAGATTTCGAATTGTTGAATCCTTTTTAATGGCATCTTTAACCTCATCGTTCATAACTAAGATGTTTGGTTCTACGCCTGCACTATTTCTAATGCTTAATTTTGCTGTATCAATATCGTCCTCAATAACTGCACTTGTTTCGTCCCATTTAACTGCAGGAGAAGCACTTGTTAGGCTTCCACCTGTAACTAAATCTTTAACTCTTTTCTCATATCCTAAAAGAATCCATTTCAAGAGTTTCTCTTGAGTTGTCATCCTTGGACGGATTGGAGAATCTGAATTACGAACGATTCTGTCTGCAACTAGTTTACGCAATGAATATTCTTCACAAGAATATGATGCGTTTGAGACATCCCAATCGATTTCATTTGAAGGTGCACCGACAGCTCTATGAGTGTCAACGTCCTTCATCTCTTCTCGACCGAAGATGAAATATTTATCACTTTCCTTCATAACCGAAACGACAGGTAGTACACGGTCTGCAACGAAAGCGAAATTACGATACTTAATAGCAAGATTTGTCAAAGCTGCATCTATATGAACATTACTTCTTGATGGCATGATTAATCTCCCTTTATCGGATTATATCTCGTACGTTTACAAAAGCCGTAACTATGTCGCCTGAAGCGCTAGGAGCTTCTTCATAATAACCAACATATCCGTCACCGGATACAAAAGCTGTTGGTCTTGAGACACGACCCACGATGTCATGGATAGCT